TATGAGATTGTTCAGAAGATTCTCTACAAGTCGTTCACAAGATAATTATCGATTAGATACAATTGCTCAATCAGAAGGCGTTGGTAAAAAGATAGCCTATTCTGAATATGATGGTCTGTTTGATTTGTATAAAAAGAATCATCAACTATTCATTGAGTATAATATTCGAGATGTAGAACTTGTAGAAAAGTTGAATGAGAAAGGTCGATTGTTAGAAATGGCAATTACAATTGCTTATGATTCAAAAGTAAACTATGATGAGATATTTACACAAGTTCGTATGTGGGACACAATTGTACATAATTATCTATATCAAAAGAAGATTGCAATTCCGCCTAAAAGTTTCTCAAGTAAAAATGCAGCTTATGAAGGTGCTTATGTAAAAAGCCCTCAAATCGGAATGTTCAATTGGGTAGCATCGTTTGATTTAAACTCACTATATCCACATTTGATGATGCAATATAATATATCACCAGACACGATTGTTGAACCTGACAAATATACAAAAGATATGCGAGAAGTTCTTAATGATGGTGTAAACATTGATAAGTTAATTGCTAAAGAAGTTGACTTAACTAAAGTAACAGATGTAGCATTTACTCCAAACGGACAATTCTTCAAGAAAACTAAACAAGGTTTCTTACCAGAGATTCTTGAGAAGATGTATAATGACAGAACTGTATATAAAAAGAAAATGCTTGCTGCTCAACAAAAGTTTGAAGATGCAACTACGCCAGAAGAAAAAAGTAATTATGCAGCTCTCGTATCTCGATATGCAAACTTGCAACTAACTAAGAAAGAATGTCTGAACTCAGCTTATGGTGCTCTAGGTAATCAATACTTTAGATTCTTTGATGTGAGACAAGCAGAAGGCATTACTATGGCAGGTCAATTATCTATTCGATGGATTGAAAAGAAACTAAATCAATATCTAAATAAAGTATTACAGACAAATGCATTTGATTATGTTCTAGCATCAGATACAGATTCAGTATATCTTAATCTTGAATTGCTTATCAATAAAGTATTTGGCGAAAAAGAATATAGTAAACAAAAAGCAATAGAAGTCATGGATAAATTCTGCGAAGAAAAGCTTCAACCTTTTATTGATGAAAGTTATACTGAACTCGCAACTTATCTTAATTCATATTCACAAAAGATGGTAATGAAAAGAGAAGTCTTGGCTGACAAAGCAATATGGACTGCAAAGAAAAGATATATTCTAAATGTATATAATTCAGAAGGCGTTCAATACACTGAACCTCAAATGAAGATTCAAGGTCTAGAGGCGATTAAATCATCTACGCCTGGCGCTTGTCGTGAAAAGATTAAGTCTGCATTAAAACTTCTAGTACTTGGCGAACAAGAACAAGTCCAAGAATATATAGCTGCGTTCAAAGATGAATTCAAAAAACTACCAGTAGAAGATATTGCATTTCCAAGGTCAATGAATGGTCTCAAACAATATAGTTGTAATAAATCTATATGGGGTAAAGGAACACCTATACATGTTCGTGGTGCATTAGTATATAATCATCAACTCGATAAACTAGGTCTCAAGAAAAGACATCAAAGAATTCAAGAAGGCGAGAAGATTAAATTCATATATCTCAAACAACCAAACAACTTTCATACTGATGTTATATCATTCACTAATAGTTGTCCAAAAGAATTTAATATCGAAGATTATGTGGATTATGAATTACAATTTCAGAAATCATTTGTCGACCCACTCAGAATTATTCTAGATTCAATTGGCTGGGAAGTAGAGAAATCAAACTCATTAGAATCATTCTTTGGTTAAGTGTATAAATAATCATGGGCATATTTAAAAACATACTACCACAAAAAGATAAGGTTCAAGAACCTCATTCTAAACAACCAGAACTGTTAAGCAATATTAATACAGTACCTGATGTATCAAAAGATATGGTCGCAATCGTGCCAGAAGAATTTCAAAGCTTGCCAGAGAAATCGCCAATGAAAACAAATTATTTAATACCATTTTTTACAGCAATAGGCCTATCATCGATAGCTGCTTATTATTCTATTATTGGTTTAGCACAAATCTTTCCTGGTGCTTTTTGGCCAATTGTTATTATGGGTGGTGCATTAGAGGTTGCTAAATTAGTAACTGCATCTTGGTTATATAATAACTGGAAAGAAACTGCATTACTCATGAAGACATATTTCTTGTTAGCTATTGTATTGCTTATGTTAATTACTTCAATGGGCATTTTTGGTTTTCTATCAAAGGCTCACATTGATACTAATATAATGATAGGTTCTAATCAAGTTAAAATACAAATGCTTGACCAGAGAGAATATCTGTTAAACAATAAACTTCAATACTTGCTTAAAAAAGCAGGTGATGACCCTGAGAAAATTAGTAGAAAAACTAATGCACTTGTACTATCAACACAAAAAGAACTAGAAGTTCTAATTACAGAAAGACTTCCACTTTTATCTGAAGAAAATAAACTATCTGCTGAGATTGGTCCTATTAAATATGTTGCAGAATTGGTTTATGGATATTCCGATAAAGACATCATCGATAAGGCGGTAAGACTTGTTATACTTATTATTATTTTTGTTTTTGACCCTTTGGCTGTATTATTATTGGTAGCATCAAACATGTCATATAGACAGGCAAAGAACCGATTAAACCTTGACAAAGACCATGAAAATGTAGTACCATCCACCCTTGATAAGAACAATAAACTTATTCCTAAATCATCAATTATGAAAATGTAAGGACGGCACAAATTATGAGCAGTATACTTGATAGAATAAAAAGCAATTCAACCATCAAAGAAAGTTCAATTCTTTCTAGTTCTAAATTCTTTAATGCAAAAGATATGATATCCACTGAAATACCAATGGTTAATGTGGCATTATCTGGAAGAATAGATGGCGGATTAACACCAGGTCTTACGATGTGGGCCGGTCCATCTAAACATTTTAAAACTGCATTTAGTTTATTGATGGCAAAATCATATCTAGACAAATATCCTGATGCAGTGTTATTATTTTATGATTCAGAGTTTGGTACGCCAAAGAAATACTTTGAGACATTTAATATTGATATGGGAAGAGTGTTACATACTCCTCTAACTAACATTGAAGAACTCAAGTTTGATATTATGAAACAACTAGAGTCTATTGAACGTGGTGATAAAATTATTATTCTAATTGATTCTATTGGTAATCTTGCTTCGAAGAAAGAAGTTGATGATGCAATGGATGGCAAATCAGTGGCAGATATGTCTCGTGCTAAACAAGTTAAGTCTCTATTCAGAATGATTACTCCGCATTTGAATCTTAAAGATATTCCAATGGTTGTAGTTAATCATACTTACAAAGAAATTGGTATGTTCCCTAAAGATATTGTTGGTGGTGGTACAGGTTCTTATTACTCAGCTGATAGTATATACATTGTTGGTCGTCAACAAGAAAAAGAGGGAAAAGAAGTTACAGGATATAACTTTATTATTAATGTAGAAAAATCTAGATATGTAAAAGAGAAGAGTAAGATTCCTATAACAGTATCATGGGAAGGTGGTATACAGAAATATTCTGGTTTAATTCCTCTAGCAATAGAAGGTGGGTTTGTTTCTAAACCAAGTCCAGGATGGTATGCTAAAATTGACCGAACAACTGGTGAAATTGAAGATAAAGTAAGATTAGCTGACACTCAAACAGAAGAGTTTATGAAATCTATTTTAAGTAATCCAGAGTTCACTGATTATGTGAGTAAAAAATATGAAATTGCCTATTCTAACATTTTGGGAGAGAGTAGCTTATTATCTTCAGATGTTTTGGACAACAATGAATCCAAAAAAACAGAAACAGACAAAGTATAAAAAAGATTTGGATTGGCAATATGTCAATCCAGATGGTGCAACTTTTGAAGATGCACCAGTGACAGCAATTGGTTTAATGATACCAGAATATGAAGGTGTTCTATATCATTATCATAAAGCGAGGGTAGTTGAAGAAGGCGAAGGCGCCCGACTACAATTTGGTTTCACTATATTATCCCCAGGCACACATGATATAGATGAACTACAGAAAGACGGAGAATTTGAAGAAATTATGGGTGAAATTCTATCCGACATTATAATGGCACAACAAAAACATGAACAGACTAGAATCGACAATACTGAAGAACCTAATATACAATGATGAATATGCAAGAAAAGTTTTACCATTCATAAGACCCGAATACTTTGCTGACAATTCTGAAAAGATAGTCTTCAAAGAAGTCTTTGATTTTATTCAACAGTACAAAAACCCACCAACACATGAAGCTCTTGTAATTAATTTTACAGAGAAGAAGGACTTGAATGAAACTCAAGTTTCTGAATCTATTGAACTTCTAAAACAAATTCATCTCACTAAGAATGAACCAACTGATACAGCATGGTTAATTAATGAGACCGAAAAGTTCTGTCAAGACAAAGCAATCTATAATGCTATTATGGATTCAGTTCAAATACTTGATGACAAAGAACACAAAAAACCAAAAGGTGAAATACCAAAACTACTATCAGATGCCCTTGGTGTATCTTTTGATAGCCATGTTGGTCACGATTACACTGAAGACCAAGATGCCAGATTTGAGATGATGCATAAAGTAGAAAACAAAGTTAAGTTTGATTTAGACCTATTCAATAAGATTACTAAAGGCGGTCTTCCAGTCAAGACTCTAAACATTGCTCTTGCTGGTACTGGTGTTGGTAAATCATTATTCATGTGTCACATGGCTGCAAATTGTTTATCTCAAGGCCAAAATGTTTTATACATTACTTTAGAAATGTCAGAAGAAAAGATTGCAGAAAGAATTGATGCTAACTTATTAGATGTTACAATGACCGATTTACATACATTAAGTAAGAAAGATTTTAATGTTAAATTCGAGAACTTAAAAAGTAAAACTCATGGTAAATTAATCATCAAAGAATATCCTACTGCGGCTGCTTCTGCATTACACTTCAGAGCTCTTATCAATGAACTTGCTTTAAAGAAGAGTTTCAAACCAGAAATTATCTTTATTGATTATTTAAATATATGTACATCTGCTCGTATAAGACCAGGTTCTAATGTAAATAGTTATTCATATATTAAATCGATTGCAGAAGAACTAAGAGGTTTGGCTGTAGAAGCAAATGTTCCAATAATGTCTGCTACACAAACCACAAGAGGTGGCTTTACTAGTTCAGACCCTGGTCTAGAAGATACTTCAGAATCATTTGGCTTGCCAGCAACTGCTGACTTTATGTTTGCTTTAATTAATAATGAAGAACTTGAAGGCCTTGGTCAAATCATGGTTAAACAATTAAAGAATAGATACAATGACCCTTCTTATTATAAAAGATTCGTTGTAGGTATTGATAGAGCTAAAATGAGATTGTATGATGCAGAACCATCAGCACAACTTGAACTATTAGATACTGGTACACAGGCAGATAAACCAGTAAATACATTTGGCAGTCGTGAGAGTAGTAAAAATGGATATGGTGATTTTAAAATATGAGATTAACCAAAGAACAGGCAGTTCATTGTGCAAAAGTTTATTCAGATTACTTTGACCGATTTGAAAGAATTGATGACTACATTCGTGACCAGAAACTAAACTCTTTGGCTGATAGGCCTTTTGTTTTACCAGGCATGGGACCAGAAGAAGATTTATTTACAGATTTTAGTATTCATCCAAGAGATATGGATTTAGAAATTGTGGAATTACCACAAGACAAATGGGACATCTATCTCAATATGATTTCGTCTCACTCTAATATGACCAGTATTCCTGGTAGATGTTTAAGGTTGGCTGTATTAGAAAAAAATACTCAGAAATGGGTCGGGTTTATACGCCTTGGTTCTCCAGTAATTAATATGAAACCAAGAAACCAGATGTTGGAGTCGGTCTTCTCGCAAACTGCAGAAGGAGCTTCAGCATTTAATAAAACCACTATGATGGGTTTTGTGATTGTGCCATCGCAACCATTCGGTTTTAATTATCTTGGTGGCAAATTATTGGCCGCTATATGTTGTTCGCATTGGGTTCGTGAAAGGCTTAACGCCAAATATAAAATGAACACCTGTATGTTTGAAACAACAAGTTTGTATGGCAGTTCCAAGGCGTCCTCACAGTATGATGGTATGAAACCATTAATAAGATTCAAAGGTTTGACTGATTCTGCTTTTCTTCCCATGATGCATGGACCAATATATGAAGATTTAAAGAAATATGTTGAAGCTGCCATTGGCGAACCTTTGGTGCCAGCTGATGCTACATCTCGTAAATTGAAGATATCGAATAAGATAATGTCATTAACGAAAGTTGCACTTAAAGGCACACCAGAATATGAAGGCTTCGAGAATACTATCAAGAACGCATTGAATCTAACTGAAAAGAAAAGATACTATGTCTCAAATTATGGTATCAAGAACTTCATAGATATCGTTACAGGCAAAACTGATAAGATAATCAAAGATAAAGAAAATTATGAAAAACATAATCTAGAAAATATCATTGAATGGTGGAAGAAGAAAGCTAGTAATCGATATGAGAATCTAAAGAAAGATAATAGATTAAGAAATGATATAGAAGTGTGGACAGGCGAAAAAGAGATTGACATCATCCGATAAGTGTGTTATGCTATAGCATAAATAGACTAATACAAAGGAGAAGTATGGCTTTCAATATAACCACAAAACTTGGAATAAAAAAACACTTCACCCCTGATTTATTCAAAAGCAGTAAACCTTATTTTGACAAAATGCAAGAAGGTGCTTTTTTTGCTGATGATACTAAATTTTCACCTTCAAAAATTCATATTGTAAAAGTATCTACTAAAAACTTTTTGGCTATTGGAACTTTATTAAAAAACGATGATAAAGCTAAAATCGTTACTAGTGGTGGTAAAAAGTCTTCTGTTGTTGACTTTGGTGTAGGTACATTAAGATTTTTAGAAACAGGTAAAATTTCAGTTAATGCCTCAGACGGATTTACAACTGCCATGCAAGAACGAGCTTCACTAGAGATGGTGAAAAGAGTTTTACAAGAAAATAAAACATACAACTCACCTGAAGCAATAGCCAAAGATGAACCATTCTTTAATAGATTGGTAAAAGTATATCCTCAAATCAATGATAATTGGTTACAAGGTTTATATGCACAAGGTTTAAAGATAAAATCTTTATATGCAGGTTCTGGTTTTACAGAAATTAATAGAGATGGTGGTTTTATGGACTTCATAACGAAACTAATCATAGAAAAATTTGGCATCTCTAAAAAAGATTCATGGAATCCTGCTGATATTTGGATGATTAAAAATGAAAAAAAAGTTAGAAAAGAAATAGAAGAAAGTGTTGAAGGTAGTAATCCTAGTATAAGTAAATTGAACGATACTATGAGGTTGATGTATAAAAACAAGACACTTGTAGGTGTATCATTAAAAGCTGTTACAGGTAAAACTGCTAGGTGGGAAGATGTAAATATGGTTTCTAATATACCAAAAGCTGATAAACTTGAATTAGATAGCATTAGAATGATAATGACTTCTAAACCAGATGGTACATTAAGCACTACAGATACAGTAATTACAATTAAATCAGGCACAGCAGGTGCCAAGTTTCAGTTAAGACAAAACTCTAAAGGTTTTAATAATTTAAAGTTTGAACCAACAAAGATAGGTGCTGGCGCAGCCAGATTAGGTAAAGTACCATTAGATATGTTAGCAGCATTATTGCCAGAATATGGTATTAAAGATTTTAAAAATAACTGGCGATTATACCCACAAACAGCTGATGAGTTTAAAAATGTAGAAAAGAAATATTTAGATAAATTTATTATGGTTAATAAACAAAAGTTTCAAGATAATATAGATACAGGTATTACTAACAATAAGTTTATTGATAATATGACTAAATCATTTAATTCAGCAGACCAAAGTAATGGTGTATCTACATCTAAATTGCAACAATTAGATTTTGTGTGTTATATTATCAATTTAACAAATTCTAAAAGAAATGAATTATTAACTGATATGTTATATCTTGCAGAGAAAAAAGGCGCTCGATTTGGCCCCTTTGGTAAGTTATTTTAATGAGATAAATAGAACCAAACAAATGCTTGACTTTTCTTGCTTATTGTGTTATAATGGACCCATAAAGAGAACAAATGTATAAATTTAATGATAAAATAAAACAAATAGAAGTTCTTACTGAAGCTAGTTCAGGTAAGAATTTACATCTTGAACATCTTGAAGACATCGTGTTAGATAATGGTGTAGCAGGTACTCGTGAAGCTATAAACTTCTTACAATCATTAAGAGATATGTTGGCGGGAAACTCTACGTCAAAAGTTAATATCACTACAAAGTGGGACGGCGCTCCTGCAATATTTGTTGGTATTAATCCAGAGAACAAAAAGTTTTTTGTTGGAACAAAGAGTGTCTTTACAAAGAACGCTAAACTAAATTATACAAATGCAGATATAGATAAAAATCATCCTGCTGAAGGTCTCAATAAGAAACTAAAAACATCATTAAGATATTTACCAAAACTTGGTATCAAAGGCATCTTACAAGGTGATATGATGTTTACTAAAGGTGATATAAGAACTGAATCAATTTCAGGCGAAAAGTTTATTACATTTACACCAAATACTATTACATATGCAGTACCAGCTGATTCAAAATTAGCCAGTAGTATGAGAGCTGCTCATGTAGGAATTGTATTTCATACCTCATATGCAGGTCAAACAATGGAACAAATGAAAGCAAGTTTCAATATAGATATTAAAAATTTAAGTACAACTAAAGATGTTTGGTTTCGTGATGCAGACTTTACTGATACATCTGGTACAGCTACATTTACAATACAAGAAACTAAAGCAATCACTAGAATATTGTCTGATGTTGGTCAATTGTTTAGACAGGCAAGTCCATCAGTAATGAATAGAATTAAAGACAATTCAGTGATAAGACAATACATTAAAGTATTCAATAATAAAAAAGTTAGAGAAGGCCAAACAATTCGAGATACAATGCAACATACTAGACAACTCATTCTCGATGTTGAAAAACAAATGAATGCTGAGATATTAGAAGCTAAACGAGCAGAAACAAAAAGAAATCGCCAGTTAAAGAAATCTGAAGTGATGCGATTCTTCCGTAATAATGCAGTTGAACTAAAAAGAATATTCGATATACAAAATGGAGTTACTGAGGCTAAACTGATGATAATTAATAAACTACAATCAGTAGACCAAGTAGCGAGAACATTTATTAAAACAGATTCAGGTTATAGAATAACTGCACCAGAAGGTTTCGTTGCAGTTGACCACTTAAAAGGTAATGCAGTTAAATTAGTAGATAGATTAGAGTTTAGTCAATCTAATTTTAATGCTGCCAAAAATTGGAGTAAATAAAGATGGCATATGATATTAATGCAATTATAGCAGAATATGGAGACGATGATTTCGGCTTCAGTTCAGTGTTTGATACTGTATCTGAAAAAGATTACAAAAAAGTAATTGAAGATGTAGCTACACAATCACAAAGAGAAAAGAATTCAACAGTCGAGGAATATGAAGAGAAGTTAGCAGACCTAGAGAAACTAGTATTACCATTCTTTAGCAAACTACTTAAAACTGCCGATAAAGAATACATATATTGGCCAAAACGTAAAGAATCAGTTGAGCAACAAATCCAAAAAATACTTACATTGACACGAGGATAGTTTGTTGCTAAAATTTGACGCCTTCTTAACAGAAAACTTACTTGCAGAGAAAACTGAGGCTTTAGGTGGACTGACTATATTTGATATAGATGATACTCTATTTGAAACTACAGCTAATGTCTTAGTCAGAAAAGGTAAGAAATTAGTAAAAAGATTAGAGACTGGCACCTATTCTAAATATAAATTAAAAGCTGGTGAGTCATTTGATTTCTCTGAAATGAAAGATGCAGAGAAGTTTAATAAAGAATCTAGACCAATTAAAAGAATGATGGCAAAAGCCAAGATTATTCTTAAGAATTCTTTAGCTACACCAAAGAGTAAAGTTATCATTGTAACTGCTAGACAAGATATGAATAATAAAAAAGTGTTCTTAGATACTTTTAGAAAACATGGTTTTAATATTGATAAAGTTCGTGTTGAAAGAGCTGGCAAATTAAAAGGCGTAGCAACAACAAGAGCAAAAGCAATTATCATATATAATTATTTAAAGACTGGTCAGTTCAGTCGTGTAAGATTGTTTGATGATAGTTTACCTAATCTAAGTGAGTTCTTAAAATTACAAAGAATGTTTCCAGAGATTAAGTTTGAAGCTTGGCTTGCTAATAAAGATGGTACAGTAAAAACAATTAAAGAAGAGTATGGCGCTGGCGAAATAGGTACTACGGAGTTGGTGAATAAATACAAGAAAGATACACCTTACTCTACTTCTAAAGGAAGTTTTAAAACATGGAAGAAGATAGCAAAAGGTGTAAACAGAGGTAAAGACGGACGAACAGTTCAAGATGCTGGTTCAGGTCATAATCCAAATGGGTTTGGCAGTCTGTAAAAATGAAGTTTTAATATTTATTATATAAGGAAATTTATATGAAAGACATGGTGATTGGTTGTATTACAGGATACAATTTTGAGAAAATCAAACCTTGGGTCAATTCTTTAGACCGTTCTGGTTTTACTGGAACAAAAGCTATGATTTGCTACAACATAGATTATAAAACAGTTGATGAATTAGTCAAAAGAGATTATTCAATTCTCGCATTTGGCAAAGACGAAGAAAAAGAAACATTCAAATACCCTAAAGAAGAATTTCAGATTGTTGTAGAACGATTCTTGCATCTATGGTATTTACTCAAACGAATGAAAGGTCAATATAATCGAATCATCACAACTGATGTTAAAGATGTTATCTTTCAAACTAATCCATCAATTTGGTTAGATGAGAACCTTGGTGATAAAGAAATCAATGTTGCTTGTGAATCTATTGCATATAAAGATGAGCAGTGGGGAACAAATAATCTAATGAAATCTTTTGGTCCATTAGTACATGAAGAATGTGTTAATAATCCTATATACAATGCAGGTACAATCTCTGGCAAATTCGATACTATGGTTGATTTGTTTTTGAATATATACATGTTATCAAATAGTACTAATCATAATATAGAAGGCGGTGGTGGTCCAGACCAAGCTGCACTAAATGTATTATTACAAATGAAGACATATCAAGATATTACAAATTTTGCAAATAGTGAGGATGGTTGGGCTGCACAATTAGGCACAACAGGACCACAAATAGCAAAAGAATATGGCGATAAACTTCTTGAACAATCTCCTATTATGAAAGATGGAATGGTTTGTACCTCAGAGGGAAAACCTTTTGCATTAGTACATCAATATGACAGAGTACCAGAATGGAAAGAATCTATTGAGAGGAAATTTAAAGATGGCAAATAAACAATTTATTTTACCACCACACTTAGGTGGACATTATGATTTCACCTCGATGTTAAAACCAACCTTAGATTTAATTAAACAAAAATATGATATAAAGTCTATGATTGATATTGGATGTGGACCAGGCGGAATGGTTGAGTACGCAAACCATATTGGAATATATTCTATTGGTGTTGATGGTGATGAGACAATCAAAAATAATAAAGAGTATATACACATACATGATTATACTTTAGGTGAATATAACTCTACTGAATCATTTGATTTGGCATATTCAACTGAATTTTTAGAACATGTAGAAGAAAAATACATCAAAAACTTTATATCAACCTTTAAGCAAGCAAAATATATCTGGTGTACGGCTGCAGTTCCTGGTCAGCCAGGACATCATCATGTAAATTGTAAACCGAAAGATTATTGGATTGATAGATTTAATGAATATGGCCTAGAATATAAAAAAGATATATCAGATGAAATATCTAAAACTAGTGATGCGGACTTGGTTGCTAAGAATAGTATGTTTTTTATTAACCATGACATGGCCGCAAAAGAATTTTTCAAGAGTAATGATTATAAGACACCATTCACAATAACAGATGAACTTATTGAAACTAATACAAATTTATTTATTGCAAAAGGTGGAAGCTACAAATGAACAAAATGAAACAGCCTAAACCAGGTGCAGAAACATTCATAAATTCTAAGAATGTAATAGTTGTTCCAGTAGGAATACCACTAAACTATCATGAGAATTATGATAAAGATAATCATTGGCGTTCTACAAAAGGAGAAGAAAGAGACTATTCAGTTGTAGCTTATAGTTACAATGATTGTCCGGTTGAAGATGATAGTTATGATATAATCCAAAAAGACACAGGATTTAAGTGGGAGATGGTAAAACATTTTCTTGAGACTTATGATTATCGTGACTATGAATATATTGGTTTTTGGGACGATGACTTAGTTACTGACATTAAAAATGTGAATCGTGGTTTAGAGATTGCTAAAGAAGAAAATATTAAAATATTTCAGTTATCTACAATGCATGGTTCAGAGTGTAGTCACAATATACTTCATCAAGATACTTCAATGAAATATAGTTTAACTAATTTTAATGAAGGCATGGCAGTGTTTATTCATTCATCACTGATACCTAAAATATTAAAGTTTATGGAATATCATGACGTAAAAAGTGGATATGGATTTGATTGGATATTATCCTCAATCACTAAAGAAAAATGTGGTGTAATACATGCAGCTTCAATGTATCATCCAGGTAGACACACAACCTATGATGTTACAGATGCAAATAAAGAAATGGCACATATATTCTCTGATGTTTATCCTAAATTCATGAAAGAAGTTTATGATGAAGATATTAAGAGTTTTGAACCAGAATATAAATTACACGAAGTTACACTTAGAGAATCTGATGAATTAAGGATTGATTGATTTGACACAAACAATAAAATTTGTAAAGAAAAAATCAGATAATGATGCTCAAATTAAAGGGCGAAGCTATTCTAGTAATACAAGCAAATTACTAAAACATATGGATAGATTGGTCGACTTACAACAAGGTAAGAAACCTAAACCAATAATGATTCACATGTCACCATGTAATCCTTGTAATCTCACATGTTCATTCTGTTGTTTTGCCAATAGAGCAATGAAAGAAATGCTTACAGTTGACCAGATGAAGTCTGCGATTGACCAATTTCACGCTCTTGGTGCAGAGGGATTAGAATTTACTGGCGGAGGTGAACCGACTCTTCATCCAAAATTAGATGAAGTAGTGGAATACGCTTACAACAAAGGTATGAAGATTGGTATATGCACAAATGGTTCTTTACTTAAAAAGATAAAGACTTGGCATATGTTTTCATGGGTAAGATTGGGCATGTATGCATGGGACGAAGAAAAACCTTATGAATATAATCTTGAAGTTTTTGATGGTCTTGATGATGTCGAGATTTCAGCTGCCTATGTTTGGGACGGAGCAATGGAGACATCAACTAATCCAAATGTAACTGGTGAATGGTCCGATGATAAAGCAAGAAGACTAAAATCAAATGATTATAAAGAAGAGAACTTCTTAAAGATGTTAATGTGGGTAGAAGAAAATAAAATACCGACTAGAATAGCTTTCAATGCTATCAAAGCAACAAAGATTGTAGAACAAGACATTGAAAAAATAAGAAGTCTAATAAAAGTCCACGAAAAAGAATTTGGTAAATTGCAATACGCTTTCTTATCGGATTTCAACTTCAAAGGCGAGAGAAGAAATAGTAATTGTTATATGCACGGTGTTAAACCATTTGTATTCACTGATGGAAATGTTTATGTTTGTCCATCAGCAGAATTAGCACCAGAAAATCTATATCGTGTGAATGATGAATTTAAACTATGTGATATTGAAGGTATTACAGAGTTCTATAACACACAAGAAGGTGTAGATAACTTTACAAGACAACACGATTGTTCATACTGTAAGTATGCAATGCAAAATGAATTAATAGATGATGTTTTAATGCCAACACGACACAATGAATTTGCTTAAAGGATATTATGAGTTATATTGATAAGACACAAAAATATGAAGTTTTTAATGAAGATTACTATGAAGATGGAGTCCGTAAGAGAGTTAGTGCTTATGAACAATATCGTTGGATGCCAGAAAGAAGTATTCGTGAAGCCTCATCTATTATAAACAACATTGAATTTAAAAATGTATTAGATTTTGGTTGTGCTAAAGGATTTATGGTTCATGCCTTAAGATTATTAGGTAAAGAAGCATTTGGTGTCGATGTATCTGAATATGCAGTTGAAAAGTGCCACCCAAAAGTTAAAGATTATGTATCTAAAATTGAAGCAGTAGAAGATATCAAAGGTGGTTGGGACTTAATCATTGCTAAAGATGTATTAGAACATATACCAAAAGATGAAATTCTATCTGTATTAAAATCATTAAGAGCTAGATGTAAATCTATATTTGTTGCAGTTCCTTTAGGTGATGGCGAGAGATATCGTATTCGTGAGTATGAAATGGATATCACACATGTTACTAGAGAATCAGAAGAATGGTGGTTAACCACTATCGTAGAAGCTGGGTTTAAAATTAAGTATTTTGATTATGAATATGGCCATCTAAAAGAAAATTGGACAGGAGAACACCCATTTGGTAATGCCTTTATTGTAGCTGAATAATTTCACTCCAAAAAGGTATAAATACTAAATACCACATTAACTAACTGCTGCAGAGGCGGGAATGAAATTTAAAGAATTCATAGATGTAATAGTTGAAGCACAAGAGCGTCATGCCGCTATGGCATTTGGTCGTCTGCAACCACCTACAACAGGTCACGCCAAGTTAGTTGATAAAGTTAAAAGTGTAGCCGCAAGATACAAAGCAACTCATCATGTTGTATTATCACATACTAATGATGCAAAATCAAATCCTCTGACAGCTGCACAAAAAGTAAAACACGCTAAGAGATTCTTCCCTAGAACAAATATAACAACATCATCAAGAGAACATCCTACTTTTTTGCACCAAGCGAGAAAATTACACAAAGCTGGTAACACACATTTGCATATGATTGCAGGTGGCGATAGAATACCAGAATTCAAAAGATTATTAAACAAATATAATGGCACACACAAAGGTGCTATGTTTAATTTCAAACAAATAAAATTACACAATGCTGGCGCTAGAGACCCTGATGCAAAAGGTACTGCAGGAATGTCTGCAAGTAAACTTAGAGGTCATGCAACCGCAGGCAACTACAATAAATTTAGACAAGGCGTTCCTAAGCATGTAACAGACCAACATGCAAGAGAACTATACAAAGATTTAAGGAGTGGTATGAGAGTAAGAGAAGATATAGATACCAAGTTCGAACAAATATTAATAGAAGGTGTACATGATAAAGCAATATTCAAAGCAATGTTTCTTGCAGGTGGACCTGGTTCTGGTAAAGACTATGTATTATCAAATACATTAGACGGACTAGGATTAACAGAAATAAACTCAGATAAAGCATTTGAATATCTATTAGATAAAAATAACATGTCTAAAATCATGTCAGATAAGATATCTGAAAAAGGTAAAAGAGATGCAGTGAGAGGCAAAGCCAAATCAATTACAGAACTAAAACAGAAACTTGCTTTAATGGGACGAAATGGTCTTATTATTAATGGCACAGGCGAAGACGTTGAGAAGATATCTCGCATTAAAGATGCTCTTGAAAAGTTAGGTTATACTTCTGCAATGGTTATGGTTAATACTGAAGATAATATATCAGCAGAAAGAAATATTGAAAGAGGCCAAAGTGGCGGTCGTACAGTGCCAGAAGAAGTCAGAAAAGCAAAATGGGAACATGTTCAAAGGTCTAGACCTAAATTAGCTGAAATGTTTGGTCAAAATTATGTTGAATTTGATAATTCACTAGACTTAAGAAAATCAAGTCCTGATGACGTAAAACGCAAGAAAGATGAAATGCAAGAGATATTTAAATTTGCTAGTAATTTCATTGAACAGAAACCAGAAAATGAAGTGGCACAATCATGGATTGCTGGAGAATTACAAGGTAAAGACACATCACATACACTAACAAAAGTGCCTGATTCTGGAAAACACCCTCATCCAAATTCAAAAGCAAAAGAAGAAGCTGGAAGATTAGGATTAGACTATTATGGCTTTGGTAGATATGGTACAGACAATAAAGTATCTCATCGTGTAGTTCATGATACACTAGTTCCTGTTACTACAGATAACAAACAACCTTCAGTGCAAGAAGAGTTAAATGCATCATTTGAAGATATGTTTACTGAAAAGGTTGAGAGTAAAAGAATGACTAAATACCTTATGCAAAACGGCAAACGCAAGGTGTTTGTAGTTAGAGCTGCAGCTGCACGAGAAGCTCATAAGATACAAGGCAAGGTTCATCTAAATGATAAAGGACCTGGTTATTGTGTTGAATTAAAAGAATCTGTTGCACCTGGATTTCCAGAAGCTGGTATGTCATTAGGTCATACAGCCGCACCTGAATCTTGGGGTAAAGACCCTAATATGTCTTTTAATTCTAACTTTGGACCTAAAAAGAGAATACCACAAGGTAAAATAAATAAGACAAAAGATGAAGCATTTCCAGATGATGTTGCAAAAGATAAACAAGGAATGCAAGGTGATGTTAAAATAGCAAAACCAAAAAAACCATTTACAGTTTCTGCAGATGGAAATAAGATTGACCCAGTATCTCAAGAAGGTACAGCAGATGGAATAGAATCAATATCTGCTAATAATAACCAAAAATTACATAATCAAGGTATTAGATTAGCAACATGGAAGGCAAGAAATGCACTTGGTAACTTTAAAGGAATTACAAGTATGGGTGGAGGTGGAATAGGTTGAAATCACTAACCACATTCATTAAAGAAGATTGGCAGAAAATAAATAAAGCTGATAAAACAGATGGCCTAAGTAGAGCTGCAGTTAAAGCATATCGCAGTGAGAACCCAGGTTCAAAGTTAAAGACAGCTGTGACAGAGAAGAAACCTAAAGCAGGAGGTAAACGTGCTAAAAGACGATTATCTTTTTGTAGAAGAATGAAGGGCATGAAAAAGAAATTGACGAATCCAAAGAATGCTAGAAATCCGGACTCACCAATTAATAAAGCATTACGAAGATGGAATTGTTAATAACTTACAAAGATTTAAAACAGGAGAAATAAATTGTTCAATAATGAAATAAACAAGTTAAAAGGTGTTTCTGACACCGTTCTTGAGATTATAAAAAAATCTGAAGACAAAACTCAAGATACACTAGACGAAGCAATAACTCGTACAGTTAAAAACGGCGTCACTACTGTATCATATACTGGTGCTGATTCTAAAAATCATCCAGGTCCTTCTGGCGGAATAGATAGAGCTAAGTCTCTTGCTCAAATGGGCATGAAGAAAGCTGAAGCTGATAGGAAGAAAAAAGCAATGCAAAAAGAAAACATGATGCTTGCTCCTAAAGGTAAAGGCTCTAAAGTAGCTAAGAAGATGTATGAAGATGAAAAACTAAATGAATATTCTCCCGGTTCAGGCGGTGTTACTCGTGTTACAGGTAAATCATATGGCGCTTCTACTAAAGAAAAAGAAACAGAGGTCGATGGACCTTCTAGTAAAGACCTATCAAAAATAGATAGAAACAAAAAACTAGATACAAAACCAAAATCAAATGTTGCAAAAATAAACAAAATGAGAGGCGTAATGGTTGATTCTAAAAAACCATTTAGCCAGATGCGTGAAGATTATGCACAAAATGGGCTACCAGCTCTACAAGCAATGTATAATAATCTATCAGTAACTCCTGGTCAATCTGCTAAACCAGCTTTCTATGCTGATAAGCAAACATCAGGTGTAGACCATCAAACAGATAACACTAGAAGTGCTACTGAAAAGAATCAAGACCAATATGAAGCTGAGATGAAAAAGAATCAAAAATTCATGTCACAAAGAAAAGATTCTGAAGAAGAAGCAGCATCTGGTACAGTACCTTCAAACATTAGAGTTACAGTTAGAAACGAATCTGCACCAATGTCAACTGTTACTAATGATGATATACATCAAGAACTTGATGAAATGTATCCATCTAGTTTCAATGGCGGCGTTAGAGTATTAAAATCAGCAAAAGAATTAACTCCTGCACAACAATCAATTGATGTTCATGATGATGATAAAATTGATGGTAAAGACTTTAAAAAACTTCGTGCCATGAAGAAAGAAAATGCAGAACAAGGTTATGATAATAACAAAACAGCTGACGATGATTACAAAGCAAACATGAAACATCATGTAATGAAAGACACCGTTGCAATGAAGAAAAAAGGCATGAGTGGTTTAGAACCAGTTACCGAAAAAGATGCTTATTTTGACAATGTGGTATTAGACGAAAAGAAAATGACCGATGATGAGGACGAACATAAAGAGTATATCGTTAAAGGCATGAAAAAGAATCTTAAATCATTTAAAGACACATATGGTAAAGATGCAAAAAATGTAATGTATGCTACTGCTACTAAACTTGCTCAGAAAGATGATTATAAAGATAAGAAAGAATTAGACAAAGATTTAGCAAGACAGAAGAATGAGTCTTATGGGAAAGTAAATGCTTCTTATGGAATGATGAATGCTTCTAAAAAAATCAAGTCTAAAGAACCGAAGTTATCAAAAGCACAGAAAAAATCATCAGATGCAAATAGAGCTAGAGCTAAAGCACAATACATGAGTGACAACCAACGATAATTCAAATTAAGGAAGTAAAAATGGCAATAACACTGAAAGAACAAAAACGAAAGGCACTTGAATCTTTTACTCAAAACGAAGAAATGGACCCTAAAGACCACGTTACGAGACATAAAGATGGAACATATTGTGTCTACAACAACAGTGGTAGTATTGCTAAAGAATTTGATAACGAAAAGGATGCTAATGAATATGCAATTGCTAATCATGACAATATCATGAAAGAAGCGGATGCTGTGGATGGATATGATAAGTGTTGGGACGGCTATAGAAAAAAAGGCACAAAACCAGGAACTGGCAAAAACACAGGCAAGCGTGTAAATAATTGTGTGAAAGAAGATTCACTTCCCTTTGCAGGTGCTAAAGAAGTTAAAACTGCAGGAATGAGAAAAGACCCAAGCAAAAAAGCATATATTGGTCCAATGAAAAAAACAAAAGAAAGAGAAAGTACTGCTGGAGGCCGCAAACGAAACACTAATAAATCTTATGTAGATTCTTTTACTG